TGATAAATCAAGAAGGCAAGAACAAGTAAAAGCACGAGCGGCGATGATGACCGCCATGCGTCAGAACGAACTGACGACGACATCAATAGCAAAACTTTTCGACTCTGACCACAGCACTGTGGTTCACCACACCAGGAAGCACGAAGCTAACATGGCGACATGGCCTGGCTATGAGAAAAACTACATAGCTGCGGTGCGATTGTGTGGAGAGACGTTGAAGTACAAGGCTTGGCAATCCAAGCTTCATTCTGTGAAGGCAAGCATAGCCCGACTACAAAGTATGCAACGAAAACTAGAAGAAACAATTCAATCAAAGCAACATGTTAAAGTGGACTGAAGAAGAAGAGCAGTACATGCTCGACCTAGTTAAGGAGTATGAAGTGGCAAATGAAAACTCATTTGGCTTTATATACGTTCCCTACAAGGACCCAAATGCCAAACTGGTAGCAAAAAAAATAAACAGCGTGTATGATAATGATAGGACTCATCATTCAGTAAGAAAGCGCGTACAAAAACTAAAGATCCGTGCGGACGTGTTCTTCGGGCGGATTCAGCAATCAGAGGACTCGAAATTAAAACAACAAATCCTAAGTGAAATCTACGGTGTAGTAGACTACGAAACATTCATTAAAATTCAATCTCTATGAGCAACTACAAATTCAAAACAACCAACATCCGTGGTAAGCAGTATGTCGAAGTCAACGAGCGTATCAAGTTCTTTCGTCAAGAAGACCGATACAAGGATTGGACGATCATGTCCGAGTTCACAGTCCTCACCCCTGAGGATTGCGTATGTAAGACAACCATCGCAGATGCTACTGGACGTGTTATTGCCACTGGACATGCACACGAAGTGCAAGGTGCATCTAACATCAACAAGACCAGCTACGTTGAGAATTGCGAAACCTCAGCGGTCGGGCGAGCCCTCGCTATGCTTGGAATCGGAATCGACACTTCTATTGCGTCAGCTAATGAAGTCTCGGACGCAATCGCCAAGCAAGAAAGCAAAACGTCCAAGAAGGTCAAGCAGGTACAAGAGAAGTTCGACACGGAGCCGCCTGTAAACATCATGGACAAGGCTGTTGCTTACATCAAGTCGCAGACCGACAAGAAGAAAGCATTCCAGTCCATCATGGACAAGTACGAGTCTTCCCTTACCGAGAAACAGATTGCTGGTCTCCAAAAGTTTGTACGATGAGGAAGGAGCGATGGAATGGTCAGACGTGGTACATGCCACTCGATCAGACTCGCACCAACGAGAAGCTTTATCAGCGATTCCGTGACCAATGCTTGAACTCGAAGATGCCCAAGCACTGGGTGGATACAGAGAAGGAGGGCAACCCTGATTTTTCGGGGTTGTTCTTCGTCAAGCAGAAGGAATTCCCTGCGGAGTTCAACATCGCTGAGTTCTTCATCAACCGAAAGGGCAAACGATTCTGGCTGCTACCCTCACCACCCACAGAGTGGGCAGAGATTGAGACTTACGAATACACTTACGAAGACGGAACACCAGTATACGATGAATTTATCTGAACAACTACAAGAACGGTACGGCAAGTCACACCTGTCGTACTCCTCGCTGAAGCAAGCACTAGGCGACATGGCACAGTTCGACCGCTACATGAAGGGAGAACTGAAATACAAGTCTGATGCGCTAGACTTTGGTACACTGTACGATATGCTGTTGTTTGAACGTGAGCAAGCATTCGAGAAGTACATCGTGATGTCTGACAGTCAGATACTGTCTAGGCTTTCCGATAAAGCTCGCAGTTCTAAGAAGCCCTCGATGACCTCTGAATACAAGGCTGTTGTCCAGTCTATGAAAACAGAAGCTCTTGAGGAGGGTAAAACTATCGTGTCGCATGACGATTGGCAGATGGCTAACGACATGATCGACAGGCTTGCCACTTGCGGGTTACTTGATACGTACCTAGCAGGTGACTACCAGGTGGGGTTCCTGGAAGAACTCAATGGAGTGCAAGTCAAGGGCTTCTTGGACTGCCTTGGTGATGGGTTCATCAGCGACAGCAAGTCAGCGCGTAGCGCAGAGAAGTTCCGCTATGCAGTGCGAGACTTCTGCTACGACATCCAAGCATACATCTACACGAAGGTATTCGGGATAAAAGATTTCTACTGGGTTGTACAGGAGAAGACCTACCCATACCTTCCAGCTCTCGTCAAGTGTAGCGACGAAACGCTATTTACTGGCGAGATGAAGTTTAACGATGCTGTGAATCGTATCCGACAGTTTATGCGGGAGGATTACGATCCTGTGAAGGACTATTTGCAGTATGAAGTATAAAAAATTAATCAAACGGTTGCTGTTTGTTGCAGCAGCTATTATCTTTCATGTCTTATTTACTAACTTTCTTTACAAATGAGTGATCAGAGCAAGAAGTACGAGAGTGTTCTCGTAGGCTGGGCGGACGAGCCTAGCTACAATGACAACGGCGAGTTGATGGGGTGGTCTTTCCGCCTCAAGGACAACGAGCTAAAGGACTGCATTGACCAATACACCACCAAGCGTGATGCTAGCGGTCAAGGCGGTAACGTTCGATTCCGTCTCTTCATGTCGAAGAACGGCAAAGCATGCCTCAGCGTGTGGGACCCGAACAGCGAAGCGGCGCAAGAGCGTCGAAACAACACGGCTAAAACAGAGGATACCGAGACTATCCCGTTCTAAGCATAGTGGTTTTCAGGTTAGGCAGGGGGTGCAGGCGAAAGTCTCACCCCCTTTCTTTCCCCTCCCCTTATCTTTGCGCCATGGGTCAACCAATCTATTACATGACTGGGAAAGCTACGTTCATTAAGAATAAGCACCCTCAGACAAGAAGCGTATGGATTGTCAGCACGTATGACAACCCCAGGGACATCATGAAGCACGACACCCATACCATGTACAGACTCGATCAGGAACTGCTTACCCCCAAGGCCAAGCAACGCACCATCATTATTGATAAGGTCGAGGATATCAAACAAATAGGAACTACTGTAGATGTCAAAGAAACACAGCGATAAACAGATAGGCGGTGAGCATTACAAGCACATGAAGATTCAGCCAACCGAATTCATAGCTGCTAATGACATACCGTTCATCGAAGGGAACGTAATCAAGTACGTGTGCAGACACGCACACAAGAATGGGAAGGAGGACGTTCTAAAAGCAATTCATTACCTGAACTTACTAATTGAATACCACTATGCAAGTAACGATGTTCGAGAGCCTGTATGCGAAACAGGCTTATCACATTCCGATATCGAAAGCCCTGAAGAGAATCAAGGAGGGGAAGTCTCAAATATTGATTGAAGCGGTACGAGATGGCTCTAAAGACTTTAAAAAGAAGCTACCAATCGTCCTCTTCTCAGGGGAATTTGAAACACGTAATGACGAGGCGCTTGCGCGTCACAGCCAATTCATTGTACTCGACTTCGATCACATTGATGTTGCGTCATCCAAGGCGCTTCTATCCACGGATCCTTATGTCTATAGCTGTTGGGTTTCTCCGAGTGGCGACGGACTTAAGGCGCTCGTTAAGGTAAGCAACCCCGAACGTCACCGCGACCACTTCCGTGCCTTACGAACGTACTTCCACAAGCAGTACGACCTGGAGGTGGATGAGTCGGGCATTAATGAATCCCGCGCCTGCTTCGAGTCATACGACCCAGAGATTACAGTCAACGAAGATTCAGCTGTGTTCGGCGCTATGGCAACCGAGAAGTCTGAATCTCAGGTAGCTGTATCCAAAGCTGGAGAATACACTGACTATCAGAAGATTAACATTGCTTCGCTTTTGATTCGTAGATGCGAAGACGGTGAGAAACACGCTACTTTGCTTCGAGCTGCACGGTTTTGTGGTGGATTGATTGCCGCTGGTCGCGCAGAAGAGGACGAGGTAATCCGTGTACTCACTCGTGAGATTCTCAAGCGTGACGTGGAAGACGAGCAACAGGCTGTGCGTACAATACGCGACGGAATCGAGGCTGGTAAGCTTCGCCCCATCCACGAAACCATGGACGAGGAGAACAAGATGCGTCGAGAGATGGCTATCAATGATGGTGACATGTCCTTCATATCCTCGGACGACGAAGACTTTCGATGGATTGATGACTACGCAAACGGCAACATCGAAGTCGGCTTGGATACGGGTGATGCCAGCATGGACGAGTTCTTCCGATACAAGAAAGAGTTCACTATCATCAATGGTCACAGCAACGTAGGTAAGACCACCATGGTATTGTACCTCATGGTTAACGCTGCTATCCGTCACGGTTGGAAGTGGGTAGTGTACTCTTCGGAGAACCGCACAGCTGCGTTGAAGAAAACGCTTATTCAGTTCGCTATGAACAAGAACGTAACCTCTATGAATTACATGGAGCGTAAGCGGGCATACGAATGGGTAGGCAAGCACTTCACGGTTATCAGCAACAAACAGGTGTACAGCTATGGAGACATCATCATCTTCCTTGAGAAGATCCTTCGCCAACAAGAGGTGGATGCTGTTTTTGTTGACCCCTACAACAGCCTAAAGCTCGACATGGGTACCACCAACAAGAGCAGTCACGAGTACCACTATGAAGCAGCATCTGAGTTTCTTACATTCTCTACTGCAAACAACGTAGCCGTGTGGCTCAATATGCATGCTTTCAGCGAGGCGCAACGTCGCAAAGGCGAAGACGGTTTACCTACAGCGCCATACGCAGAGGATACTGAGGGTGGTGGCAAGTTCGTTAACCGTGCTGACTGCTTCATTACTATTCACCGTAAGGTTCAACACCCCGACCACTCTCAACGTAGAATCACTGAGTTCCACGTTCGAAAGATTCGTGATGTAGAAACAGGGGGACAGCCTACAGGACTAGACGACCCTATCCGTCTCGAAATGAACACGTCTCGCACAGGGTTCAGAGTGTGGCCCAAGCAAAACCTACTGTTTGAAGCTGTTGAATTGGAGGGTGGTGAGCAAGATGTAATAAATTTCCCGATTAATACGTCGTTTTTACAGAATTAAGCTGTACCTTTGCTTTAGTGAAGCGGAAGACAAACGGGACTCCAAGGCGCAAAACAGCTAAGAAACGGTCTTTAGGGAAATATAAGAGCGGATTAGAAAAAACCTGCGCTGATCTTTTAGCTGAATCGGGGCTAAGTTTTACCTACGAGACACATGAATATATGCTCGTAGATAAGTTTAAATACCCTGGTGAATACTGGAAGATGACTGCCAAGAGGAAAGACCTGTCGGATAGAACCAATTCGACGGTCCTTCCAATTAAATACACTCCAGACTTCGTAGGACCAAACGGAGAATGGGTAATTGAAACCAAAGGGTACACTCCCTCGCATCATGATTTCCCGATGCGGTGGAAGCTGTTCCTACGTCACTTGATAGACTCAGGAGAACCAGTCCCAGCTCTCTTCATCTGCAAAAACAAACAACAGGTGGAGCAAGCAATAGAAAAACTAAAGGAACTTGGTTATGGCAAAAAAAGATCTAACAAGAGAACAGCTAAGTGAGAGCTTCAGCATAGCGTGTCTACGCTTGCACGATGAAATCACTAAGTTTTACGAGGATTTGCACGACAATGATGGGGGTCCGTGCATTAACCCTGGAATCGTGGCTAACATGATTACAGTAGCGAGAGTAATCATTAACCACGAACTCGACTTTATTAAGGAGGCTTCGTATCAACATTTCGAGGCCAACTATGATCAGTCAGAACAGGCGGAAATACTCTTCGGCGACGGGGAGGGTAGCTGAAGTTCGATTCATTCGAGCAGCAGAGAAACTAGGCTTCCAAGTAACCAAGGGTAGCCGAAAAGATGACATGCACCTGCACATCGATTACTGGCTTGCACATAGCGGGTCTAGCACTTGGGGTGTAGACGTCAAGGGCAACAACCTTCCTGACGAGATATGGTGTGAGTTCAAGAACGTAGCGGGCAATCCAGGATGGATGTATGGAGGCGCTGAGATAATTGCTTTCGACATGCCAGAGGAGGGTGGGTTCAGCGTTGTACAACGCGAGGAACTCAGAGATTA